CACAGAATGACCACATCAGAAATATTAAATCGTTTTGAAGAAGATCTATCTGATGAAGATAAAGATCGTTTAGAGGGGGATATGATGGGAGTTAACGGTATACGGGCAGACCTTATCGGTCCTCAAATGAAATATCATAATGAGTCTATAGAGTTTGAGTACAATAGACGTATGATAGGGGAGGATGGATCTTACGGACAAGCGGACGGTAACGACTGGGAGATTACACATATCGAATGGGTATCTCGTGCTAAGGTAGGATTCTACACCTATATAGATCCGGAAACTGGAGAGCAGTTAACTGACATGGTTTCAGAAAACTTTCCAATCCCAGAAAACGCTGAGAAGTCTACAGTGAAAGATATTAATGGTAACTCTAAGAGTGTTTACTTGTTCCCTGACGGTTCTTCTTTAGAATGGAAATGGATCCCTGAAGTATGGGAAGGTACTCGTATAGGTTATGATATTTACATTAACATTCGTAAGAAACCTGTACAATTTAGATCTATTGATAATCCATATGATGTTAAATTAGGGTATCATGGTTTAGTTTATAACAACATGAACGCACCTAGCCAGTCTGTCATGGATCGCATGAAACCTTATCAATATCTGTACTTTATTGTAATGCATAAACTTAAGAAGCTTATCGCTAAGGATAGAGGTCAAGTATTCAGTATTGATACATCAATGATTGACGAAAGAATCGGACTAGAGAAAACTCTATACTACTTAGAGGAAATGGATTACGATTTCTTCAATAGTCTACAGAATGCTGATCAACCTGGGGCTCACACCCGTGGTAAGATTTCAGGGGTAACTTCACGCTCTAACATGCAACATATTGGAGGCTACATTGATTTACTCAATCAATTAGATATGCAAATCGGTGACGCTGCCGGTGTTACTAAACAACGTGAAGGTCAAATTGGTGGATATGAAACAGCTACTAACGCTCAGCAGTCTATTCAACAGTCCTCTCACATTACTGAAATATTCTTTAACTTGCATGCTAAGCACTGGGAAAAAGTGATGAACTCTTTAGTTCAAGTTTGTCAGTATGCTTGGAAAGGCGAGAATACAGTTAAACAGTTTGTACTGGATGATCTATCTAGGCATACTTTGAATATAGTAGGGGAAGAATTAAATTCGGCTGACTTCGGAGTATTTGTATCCAATTCTATTAGAGATGCAGAATTAATTGATACTTTGAAACAGATGGCTCTCCCTATCTTACAAAACGAAGGGAAGATCACAGACATCATCAAAATCTACAAATCCTTGTCTAGTTCTGAACTTGAGCAACAGTTTGAACAACAGGAGCGCGAAAGAGAGCGTAGACAGCAGCAAGCTCAAGAAGCCCAGAATCAACAAACACAAGCTCAGATCGAAGCTCAAAAAGAAATGCAGCAAGCATTGTTTGACCATGAGATCCGTAAAGAAGAAATGGAAACTGAGCGTGCTTTAATGAAAGCGGAGATCGACGTCTTTAAGTTCCAGAGAGATCTTGATATGAATAATGATGGTATTCCAGATCCTTTACAGTTAGAGAAGTTAAGAAGTGAAGTAGAACTTAAGAAGCAGAAGCTGGATCAGGATGAAAGAATGCACAAAGATAAAGTAGAATTAGAGAAAGAGAAGATTGCAGCTCAGAAATCTAAGAATAATAAAAAGTAATAAGTAAAGCCATAATATTAGGCTTAACTAAAAAAGCTTAAGAGAAAAACTAATTATGTGTTTAATTACATTTGTCACTTGTAAAATATAAAAGAATGGAAGAGGATAACTACACACCATCCTTGGAAGATTTGGTCTTTTTTGAAGATGATGCATTAGCGGATTTTGGAGATGAACCTGCGAAAGGCCAAGGAGTAGACCCTACAGAATTAGAAATTAAGGAGCCTGAAGAGGCCCCAGAAAACCTAGAAGGAGAAGAGAATCAAGAAACTGAAGAAGAATTACCTATAGTTGAGGAGTCTACAGAAGACGAACCTGAAGAAACTGAAGGAGATGATTATTCAGAAGATGAAGACGAAAGTGAGGATGAAGACTTGGAAGAAGGATCAGAAGATCTAGATACTGAATTTACCCCTTACTTTAATCTGTTTAAAGAGCAAGGAGCTTTAATGCTTCCTGAAGATTACGAGTTCGATGGAACTGAAGAGGGCTTACAGAAAGCTTTTCAAGACTCAGATAGATATCGTGAAGTAACGGCAGCTCAAAAGATCTGGAATTCTCTACCTAAAGATTTTCAAACTATTCTTGAAGTTGGACTAAGCGGAGGTACAGATATTAATTCTGTACGAGAAGTAATCAATAATCAGACTGATTTAGATGAAGTTGATATTGAAGACGAAGACACTCAAGAAGAAATCATGGCTAACTATCTCTCACGTACAACCCGTTACTCTGAAGATAGAATTAAAAGAACTATTAATAGGTTACGCTCTTCAGGGGATCTTGAAGAAGAGGCAGAATCTGCACTCAAAGAATTAAAAGATCTATTTAAAGAAGAGAGAGAGGAGCTTGTTCAGCAAGCCCAGAAACAAAAAGAAGAGGAGGCTCAACGTCTCCAAGAATCATATAGTAGTTTTACTGAGGTAGTGGATTCAATGAAATTACCTGAGCAGAAGCGTAACAAACTTATTAATGCCATCTGGTCTACAGGAGATTACGGCGGATACAAAGATGTATCTTACTTTAATTATATAGATCATATGGTAAAAAGTAATCCAGAACATCTAGCTCAATTGGCTGAGTTATACTTAGATTATGATCCTAAACAAGGATTCAAGTCTAACACTATTACTAAACGTGCTGAATCTAAAGCTAATAATAAGCTTAAAGATAAACTCGATAGTTTAGGTAAGACTAAATCAACTAAAATAGGATCTAAGACTCGTAAACCTAAAGCTAAAAAATCAGATGTGGATTTACTAGAGCAAATACTAAATCAAAATAACTAATACAAAAAAATTAGAATAACATGGCTACAGCTAGAAGTCAATTTAAAATTCAACAATGGGACGGCTTCGGCGGTAACTTTATTGACTCTGACTACTTAGCAGCTGCTTACGATACTGCTAAGCCTCACGTTTTCGAAAACACTCTAATGCAAATCTTTACTTCGTCTGACCGTTTTACAGGTAAGTCGTTGTTAGGTATGACTGCCGGTAAAGGAAACGTTAAAGAGATTGATAATGAGATTTACCGTTGGAAACTCCAAGGTAGTGAAGAGAAGCCTCTTCGCGTATTGGAAAACCTCGAAGCAAGTAACTCAACTCCTGGTATTGGACGTACTACGTTCCGTATCAAATTAGATGAAGACTGGTGTATGGCTCCAGACGTATTGATGGGTGAAGATCCTGATTACGCTCTTGAGATCGTTGAAGGACCTATCCAAGACGGTACTGGTTACATCTACGTTGTGCGTCTACAAACTGACGACATGACTAAATACTTCGACCCTTCTTTACTTGAAGTAGGTCGCGAGTTTAACAAAGTATGGACTACTGTTCAGTCTGAGTTCAACGAAGAATTCGGTACTATGCAGTTTGGTAACAGCTTTATGCTAGAGTCTCAGATCGGATTCTTTGCTCAGAAGTTTACTCTTACTGACAAAGCTCTCCGCGACCAAGGTCGTATTTCTGTAGACTTTGAATACACTGACAAAATGTCTGGTAAACGTAAAAAGCTCACTAAGTTTTTGCCTATGGCAGAAGCTAAGATGCATGAGGAACTATACATGGGTATGGAAGCTCAAATGATGTACGGAGAGCGTTCAACTTACCAGGGTAACGCTAACCATTATTGGAAGAAAACTGGTCCTGGTTTACGTCAAATTTTACGTGATGGACATATCGAGTACTATAATGGTACTTTGACTGAACAACGTTTGATCGATTATCTAATGGATATTTTCTGGTCTCGCGTTGATGAGAACAACCGTAAAGTAACTATCATGACAGGTACTGGTGGAGCTATCATGTTCCACGATATGCTTGCTGCTAGTTCTCGCGCGTTCTTGCAAGTAGATACTCACTGGACTAAAATGATGAGTAAATCTCCTCGTCACTTAAGTTACGGTGCTCAATTCACACACTATCAAGGTCCTGAGGGAATCGAGGTTACTCTTATTAAGAATCCTCTTTATGATTCTACTCGCTACTGTAAGCGCATGCACCCTGAGTATAAAGGTCGTCCGATCGACTCTTGGCGTATGACTTTCTTAGACTTTGGTACTTCTGGGGGTGAGAACAACATTCAGTTCTTGCGTCAGAAAGATACTTATCGTTACGGTTACCAGCCAGGTACTGTAGGACCAATGGGTCCAATCAAAGGCGGAGCAGTTAACAGTTTGAAAGCTGGATGTACTTGGTTCGTTGAAGGTTCTGCTGGTATTTGGATGAAAGATCCTACCCGTGGCGGTGAATTGATCCTAGACTTTGAAGACTAATTCGCTGTTCTTTTTATATCATTTTTATTATCCGTGTCGCCCTTAACTCTATTATTAGAGTTAGGGTGACCTACGGATTTTTTTATAATAGGACGTTACATAAATGATCGTCCGTCGTTGAAAATTCAATCAAAGAAAATTAAACAAACGTAAAATGGGAAAACAAGTATTTATAAAGGTAATTCCTCGCGATACTGCGAGTAAGATTCATGAAGCACGAGACAATCGTACAGGTAAGAGACTTAACAAAACTAAAATTAATGACATGTGTAAGGATACTCTCCAAGCACTTTGGTCACCTAAAGTAGGAGGACTTAAGACCGGACTTTACAAGCTTAAGTATGAAGGAGATGGAGAAGAATCCACTACACTTCAAGATTGGGCTGAAAAGAGATGGGGCTTACAAAAAGGATTTTTAACTAACCGTCCATGGAGACGTGGGGACAGTATGGATCCTGATACTATGTCATACTACCAGAAAAAATCTTGGAAGTTAAATGACGGTACTACTATTTTAGATTTAGATAATTTAGATGACTTCTGTTTCTATCACGTATGCTTAGAGTCTAAGTATGTTGCGAATAGTGAGAGAGAGTGGAAAGAACATAAATGGCCTAAAGCTAAATATTACGTAGCCTTAGAAAATGAATCTGAGACTATTAAGTACAAGAAGACTCAACGTAAGGCAAAGGCTTTCGGGGCTCTTCACGACAAAGATTTAACTTTACCTTGGAAGCGCAAGTTTATCGTAATCCTAGGAATAGGGTCAGATCGATTAACTTTTACAGAAGAGCAGGTTAATAACTTACTATACGATTTCATTGAGAGTTCAGCTTTACATGACGGGTCTACTAATATCTCTAAATTCTTAGAGTTGTTCCAAGCCCTGAAAACCAAAGATGGTAGAGAGTTAGTTGAGGCTAAGTATTTACTACAGAGGTTAGATGACTGGAGAATTGTCATCGAGAAAGCAGGAACTTATACGTGGTTAATGAAAGATATGCAGATCGGATTTAATAAGGCTGAAGCTTTAGACTTTTTAATGAATCCTAAAAAGCAACCTTTAGTTGACGAAATTACCGAGGAATTAAAAATAAAAAAAGCTGGTAAATAATGCGTATACAAGAATTACACTATGATGTAAGGTTCAAGATTGATAAGATTGATTCTAATCAAAAAAGAAACTTTACACCTGCACAGATTGACTGGGCACTTAATAATGGTATACAGTATTATTTAGACGACACCTACGATATCGATCCCCAGAAACCTTATAAGAACGGTTTCGAGATGACTGAACGTAGATATCAAGGTCTAAAAGGACTGCATATTAAAAGCCCTGAACAACAGGCAGCTTTAACAGCAACTGCAATAGACTCTACTACTTACTTTGTTGAGTTAGAAAATCTAGCCTTCGAACATTTGTGGACTACTAGAGTACGTGCAGTTATTACAGATGGAAACTGTACCAAAACTGTAGGTGTAAACATAGTGCAAACTGACGATTTGACGGATGCAATGATTGATCCTTTTAATCGTCCTAATACTAAGTTTGGAAAAGTATTAGGTGTATACGGTAGAACTCGTAATAATACAAGTTCAATAAACCACTTTGCAGGAAACGGTACTCTATATATTTACACTGACGGAGCAGTTGTTTCAGATGTGTATATAGACTATATAAAATATCCTAATAGAGTCTGGATTGGAACATATGACATCACTGATGATTTATTACCTAAAACAGGCGCTAATAATTATGTATATCAAGCAGGTGTAGACGATCCTATAGATTGCGACTTAAATGTTCAGACGCATTCTAAGATTGTAGATCACGCTGTATTTTTATTATCAGAGGGGATCGAAGATCCTAACCTGATAAGATTAAAACAAATGAGAACATTAACAAATAAATAATAACTAAAATGACTGGTACAAATTTTAATAACAAACGTGCCGTTGAATCTATCCTCGTTGCTTCAGGTAACGTTGCTTTGGTAAACGATACTGCGGATGCTGCTGCTTTACCAGGTGGCGGTACACGTGTAGGTGCTGCTGGAGATATTCCTTTAATGTCTACTGTAAACACTGGATATGTGAACTTGGCTGATGGTCAATTGGGGATCTTCTCTGCTGATCCTAGTGGAGTTCGTCCTAACAACATCGCATTGTTGTCTGCTGATACATTCAACGAAGCTGCTCAAATCTATATTGCTCAAGGTACAGCTACCTCTCAGAATCCTGGGTTAGGAGCTTATCCTTTAGTAAACAATCGTCCATACGAAACTACTGGTACTATTATGGGACGCAATCACATTGTATTCTCAGGTCGTGTTGCTGCTTACGATGCATCTTCTGCATGGAATATCGGTGATACTGGTGCTGTTGTAACTTTAGACGAAACTGAATATGCTATGCATGTAGCTTATAAAGGTCAAATCCTTGACACTGAGAATAGCTGCCATGCTTACGAAAAGCACACATTCACTTACATCACTCCTGATTATACTACATTAGGGTTGACTGATGATTTGGATCACTTTATTCAAAACTTCGCTTACAAAATTAACCGTAACTCTAAGGCTTTCTGGGGAGGTTCTTCTATCTGGGGAGCTAACGAACCAGTAGTAGCTTTCGCTGTTGAATTGATTGCTGGTGCGGACACTAACATCAATGCTGCAGGTTTTGATAATGGTGGAGTAGTTCCTGTCTTTATTAAAGACGGACAAACTTACTCTATCACCTTGACTGCTGGACAAGTTGCATCTTTGCGTGCTGCTATCCCTGCAACTCACGGTATTAAAACTATTAACCTTACTACTGCAGGTAACGCTGCTGACTGTCTTTACATTTCATTGTTGGCTCTTGACCGTGATTTAGTATATGATGATCGTGTGCCTCAGGTTAAAATTGGTTTGGATGTAGGACTAGGACGTGGATTCGTTACTACTACTACTGCTGAAGAAGTAAGCTTTGCTTACGAAGGTGAAGGTGTTGGACGTCATTGGGTGATTTTCTACGAAAACACTGCAGGACAGCGTAAGCACGCTCAATTCCAACGTCAACACTGGCCACACATTGAAGTACCTTCTGGCATCTCTGCTAGCGAGTACTACAATGTATATGTAATCGAGCACCGCTCTGCTGGTGAAAATGGTATCTCTAACGTAAGTGTTAGTCCTAAGAAAGCTATCGTATTAATCCCAACTTGCGATGATACAACTATCGACAGCTTTGAGGCTATCATGAATGTATGGGTTCCTAGTGTGCCTTCTTATACTATCCTTCAAGATGGTGTAGGTAGCGCTACAGTTGCTTTAGGAGAGGTCTCAGGATACTGTCCATAATAAATAGACATAACTATACAAATATTAAGGGGAGGAGGATATGAATCTTCCTTCCCTTTTTTGTTTTAAATAAACATAAGATGATTTTATCAATCAATGCAGATTGTACTCAGATGACAGTGACCCCTGAAACAGCGTATCTTACGAATATTCAGTCAGGTCTCAGTTCAGCTTGCTGTACATATCTAGAAATTACACCTAACTGTTGTACTCCAGTTCAGTTATGTTTAAGATCTCTATACACCTTAGATTACTCTGTAACAGGGTGTGGGACAGACGGAGGTTACGATTACTTTGATCTTACCTTTACAGGTATAGACCTCAATTGTTTAACTTCTGTTGAGTACACAGACTTTACTACATCTTCCACAACTGTGGAAACTCCTCCAACAGACTTAGTATTTAGATTAAGTTTTACTAGAGGAACTACTTCATTACCTTTCACGTTTTATTTTAGAACGTGTGAAGATTCTTGTTTGACTTATCAAGTAGACGGTATTATTACAATTAGTAATACTTCAGATCACTGTAATAACTACAGCGATTCTGGGCCTTCTACAACATATCCAAATTTGCCTACAGGGGTGTCTATAAACGGCTCTGACTTCTTAGTAGACCCTGGGGCTGTCGGACAGTCTAACACGTTCTCAGACGGGGTATATTGCGTTAGTTTAGTACAGAATAATATACCTGAATCTAACTCAATCTTTGTAGATTGCAATGTGGAGTGCAAGGTTGTAGATGCAGTAATAGAAGATCCATGTTCAAACATTTATTCTCTATATAAAGCACTTCAGTTTGCAGATACTTGCAATACTTTAACATGCCAACAGAAATGTGACTTATGGTATTACATTGGATCAGAATTAGATTATTTCGATAATAATCCATGCGAAGAGGATACATCTGACTGTGGATGCAACTCTTAATTAAATGAATTTAGATATACTTAGATGCGAAGCTTTAAGGCTAGCAGTTTTATATGCCCAGAAAAGGTTGTGGGGAATAGAGTGTGACGTTGAGTTATTCAATAACCAAATACTTACTTTGTTAAATCAAGTATGGATGGTTGAGAGTATAGCTGACTGTCCTATTCCTGCTTCACTCTATCGAGAAATAGAGATCTGTATAAATAGACTGCAGGATAGTCCTATAGCAAGCTTCTGTAATAATTGTTAAAATGGCATTACCTAGAGAATATTTTATAGATAAAAGACCGTTTGTATCAGGTAAAGGTAATAAGTTTTTAAACTTAGCATCTAGTTTCAACCTGAATGATCTAATAAGTCAGATTACATTAAACACGGCTCCGGGTAATAACCAATTACCCTTATTATTTAATAACGCAATAACGCCCAACTATGTGCAGGGCCAAGGAACTTATGTTCAATGGGGAGGTGCTCTAGTTCAAGATACTACTGTAAATGGAGGTGCTTCTTATTATATTAGAATGACTAATCTTTCTAACTTTTCAGCGAGTAGTCAAGCCTTTTCTACTATATTTGGAACTGTTGGAGCCACTATAGGTGGAGGAACTGTAGAGGTAGATGCTACTACAGAGTACCAATTAAGGACTCCTAACGTAAATAGTAGTAGTGCAGCTAATGGACAAATACTCCAACTAATCAATTCTTCTAGTCTTTCGGGGCAGGCAGAATGGACTCCATTTGCTCTTCCTTTAATAGACGGTGCGGCTAATCAGGTATTAGTTACAGATGGATTAGGAACAGTAACTTGGAAGAACGTACCTGCAACTCTTGTAGGGGCGGATAATGGATTAAATGTTACTGGAACTGATGTATACTTCGGAGGCACATTACTTCAAAATACTGAAGTAGAAGGCGATGGGAATGCTTACAATATAGGTTTTGTAGGCATGGACCAATTTTATACTGAATCTAATACCTTAAACCTTCAAGCTGATACTCAGTTAGTTCTGCAGAGCCCTAATGTAGTTTCAACAACTGCGGTTACAGGAAGTGTTCTACAGCTAGAGAATGCAGCTACAGGAGAAGCCGAATATACTTCTTATGGGATTCCTACAACTGCTCCTACAACAGGAGATATCTTAGTAGCAACAAGTGCTACAAATGTAGGATTTCAAGCTCAGTATCAATCGGTATCATATCATGTAGCAGACTCTAACGTGGATTTATCTACAGTAGCTGGAGTAGCTGCCGGTGAAAGATTTATGTCTATTCCGGCTTACATGAATGGATGGAAATTCCATTCTATAACTCTAGTTAATGATGGTACAGGAGGAGCTGTTACAGCCTTAGATTATAGTGTAACTCAAAATGGAGGTACTACTCTAACTTCTGACTCATGGGGCGGAGGACATTATGAAGATGATACTGTAATAGTACATACAGTCTCTACTGGAGACATTATTAAGTTTGATGCATCTAGTGGAGGAACTAATTTATTAGGTTTATCAATAACCTTTACTTTTAAAAGTAACTAATAATGACATATAAAAATTATAAATTAGATAGTAAAGCTCTATTTCGTGGAAACGATAAGACTAAGCAAGTAGGGGTTTATGGATCTAAAAAGTTTGCAGGGCCCCAGAATAACGGTCCAGCAAGTGTAGGACAGCGTAATCCGTTTGATCTTACGCAACATATATTAGATGTAATTACGACTACGGTAACTGCTGATGCAGACTGGACTAAAGACGTTAACGGCATATGGAATAATACTGATGTTATAGGCATTGGAACGAACACTCCTTTAACAGATGTAAATTTAACTGTATTAGGGGGGTCTAACACAAACTATACTCAAGGATTTAATCAAGCTAACCATATAGTAGATGTAGATGGAGTTTTAAGTAATTCTACAGGTGTAGACAGCGGAAGTGCTGTAGAACTTACAATTCCAGAATTAGTACTTAGTAACTTTGGAGGAACTACTTTTAATAACTCTATTACTTTAAATTCTGGATTAATCGAAATAGATAGAATAAATCCTACTACTCTAGTTCAAGAAACAATTGAGCTAGATGATAACTTAATCCGCCAATCAGTAAATGCAGGAGTTGGACAATCAGGTGTAACACAACTTTCAGGAGGGAATTCACGTACTACTATTACTGGGTTTGCCACTAGTACAGACATGTTTCAACTTGAAGATTCTTTTATTTTCGATATTAACGGATTTGTAAGTAACTCTGATATTAATTGGACTTCTACTGTTTCTTCAACAACTATAGTACAAGGAACTAATGATGTACACACAGCTGTAGATATTTTTAATGGAATTAAATTTGGAGTTGTTACTGCGTCCGTATCTAAAGATTTTGAAATTCTTGCCGATATAGGAGACGGAGATGCCGGCATTAAATTAACTAATTTAGTTAGAAATTACGCTACTGATGGAGATGCAGGAACTGCTGGTTTAACTACTGGGTGTTTATATCAAACTGCAGGAGTACTTAAAGTAAAATTATAAACAAATTAAAATTTGATAAAAATGAATAAGATTATTGTTCGATCAATTGACACAGAAAATGATGTTTGTGTATTCGAATGTATTAATGATAGAGATCCTAACAATTTGGAAACTAGAACATGCACTCGTACAGTTGAAGTTGCTAAACAATTTATAGATAGACAAAAATCAGCCTATGAAACAGGTATTGCTACTTTAACAGCTGAGATTTCTAATCTAAATACTGAATTAGAAAAATTCCCTGTTTAATTAATAACTACATAAATAAATAATCAAATGAAACCAATTATCATAGACGGTAAAATTATCGTTAATGGAAATAAGAAAACAAGAGATGTTGGATTTTATGGACCTAAATTAAACATGCAGCCTCGTAATGCAGGCGCTGGTTTTATTGCACAGGAACTACCAGAAGATCTAGCAGACTTAGTAATTCGCGCTTTATTGGCTTCTCCTGAATTTGTATTACAGCTAGAAGTGTATGCTAATGAAGCTGCGGCTGTTACTGCAGGCCTTAAAAGCGGTACTATCTACCGTACAGCATCTGGAGAAATTCGTTACAAACTTTAAAAAATAATATAATATGGCTTACGAAAGCGGACGGCAAAAGCCAGGGAGAGATTCCCTAGCAGAAATTGCGAGAAACACAAGAAAAACGGCTACTGCATTATTAAGTGGAGGCGGCTCAGGAGGAGCAGGTCTTGCTACTGAAGCTAAACAAGATACACAGATTACAGAGTTAACTTCGGTTAACTCTAATCTGATTTCTATCTTAAATAGTATTCTAGCTACACAAGATGTAGAAATATTATTAGTTATAGATCAAGGTGCAGCTGGGCAAATTGTACAGCAAATAAGAGAATACGACCAAGGAACAGGTACGTGGACAACTCGTTATGAAGATGTAAATGGAGCACCTTACATTCCTGTAGGACCATTAAAGTATGTTGATGCTTCTGGGGTTTTAAATTTGATACTAACTGAACTGTTAGATCAAGGAACAACTTTAGATAATATTGAAACTAATACTAACAGAGAATCATGGATTAATTTTCCAGGGAATTCTGTTACTTTCACATACTATGCTGGAGTTACAGTAGCTAACCCTTCAGGAGATCCTAATCTAGAATCATCTGTACATAGTGACGGTGGAGGAGTTGTGTTCACTAGAACCTATTCTTATGATGTAAACAATGAAGTAATCAGTATTGTAGTAACTTAAAATCAAATTGTATGGCTTTTAAAATAAACCCTACGACAAGTAAATTAGACTATTACGAGCCTAACACTAATTCTCCTTCTGGAGGATTGACCCCTATGATATTAGACAGCTACAAAGTACTAGGAGCAACTTCACCTACTTTATTAACGACTGTAGATTTAGATGTAGGTTTTACTTACGCTTTTGAAATTACAGGACTTTCTCAACGAGGGGCAGGTAGTACAGGATCTTTTATTAAAGTTGTTCGACAATTTGGAAGGACAGCAGGAGGATCTATAGCAGCCGCTCCTTCTGTAAGTTTTAATTCAGTATCTTATAGTGTAGTTCCTAGCTTTGTGTTAGTAGGAAATACTGTAGAAGTTTATGCTGGTGTAGCTGGTGGAATTCCTATAAATTGGAATTTAGAATTAAAAGTTTATAAAATAGAAAACACATAGTATGACTTTCTTAGAACTAAAAAATATTTTAATTGGATGTAATTTAGTTACTCCTTGGGATAACTTTACAGACTATCCTGTAAACTATACAATAGTTTATGATAATAAGTTATACCAATCACTCAGCCCAAACAAAGATGTTATTCCAGGAACCCAAGATGCGGTTATTGTATGGAAAGAGATCTTAGAAAACTTTGAATAACATGAATAATAATATTTTATTACATAATGTATTAAGAGTTCTTGAGTCGTCATTAAGCGGTATTCAAACTAATACTAATGATAACTCTACAGAGACTACTTTAAATGCATTGTTAACTGCGTTTAACG